ATGAATAAAAAGATAGGAATAATATATAGTACGCTATTATTGGTGTTGTGCAGTTGCCACAATGAACTAACACCCTTATCCGGCAGAGATATACGAGAAGGAGTACCGGTACAGTTCACAGTTGAGTGTCCGCAATATGACATGCAGACAACTCGATCCATTACTGACAAGAGAGAATTTAAAACAGGAGACGTAATACATGTATCAGCAGTATTCAAACTTGATAAAGAGGGTGAAAGTGAAAAGCAATACGCCACTCTTACGCTGACAGAAGAAGGTTGGGTGAATGAAACGGATTTTCCAATGAACTGGCCATGGAATGCCGTAAATGCGACATTTACTGCTTATTATCTGGAAAAATGGAATGGACCTATTACAGACAGCACTCCCTTGAAACCGGTAGTATTAGATCGCTTCGTATACCAGACAACAGAAGAGAACAATCCTGACCCTCTGAAAGCCGAAGTCGCAGATGTAAAAAACGGACATGCTGTACATTTGAAGTTTCGCCACCTTTGCACCCGGCTCACTATAGAGGATATTGGCGATGAAGAAGAATATTGGCTGAAGTATAAAACATTTCTTGGGGAAGAGAATTCCCAAGTCTTACTGAATGCCTGCCAATTGACTCTCCAAGATAATACATTAAAATTTGAATTCGTACATGAGGAGAGCGATAAAGTTTCCGCTCAAGTATTTACAAATGAAGAGAACGGAAAAAGAACGGCCACTTTTCATCTGGCTCCGGACAATTACAGTACGTTTATGTTGAGACGGCGTAACGACTATCCCTACATTACCATCTCTCAAGTAGATAAATTAAATAAATTAGAGGCAAATAAGGAATATGTCATCTCATTGGAAAATCTGACAGGAAATATCCATCCAGACGATTCGGATGACGAGTGGTGGAATGATCGAGATCCGGAAATTCCTGATTATAAAGATTTCAAGATTCAGGATTTTCTAAATGCCCTTCAACAATGCGAGCAAGACTATATCTGCAATACGAAAAAAGGCGATCCAATAACAGTCTTAAAGAAAGACGAGTATCGGAAAGAAATGCACCTCATGACTGATGTAGATTTCGAATATGGGACTTTCCAATCAGTAGAATTGCCCAATACAGTGACTTTTGATGGTGGAGGCAAAAGCATTTTAGGTGTGGCACACCCATTGTTCAGCACCCTGTATGGAACGGTAAAAGAACTTGATATAGAAAATGCAAAAATAGATAGTAAAGATAGTGGTATCAAAACTGAATGGGGAATATTAGCTCGTGAATTATAATCGGCAAATCAAATCCTGCAAACTAAAAAAACAAATCGTATAAATTTCACTTTGGGCAACCTTTCCCAGTTGCCCTTATTATATTGTCAACTTCAAAAACATTCTCTACATTTGCCATATTAGGAATGTAATGTGTTGATGATATGAACGGACAAACTAAAATCCAGCTCATGCTTGAACTAAAAAACAAAGTTCGCATGGGGCTAAACCAAGCAAAGAAAGACACTTTCAACAGTGTCAATACTATGCAGGCAAAGATGGACTCATTAAAGTTCAACTTTGCCAAGAACAGTAAGGCAATAGCCGCTGAAGTACCTATGATTGGTAGTGCTCTGAAGTTGATATCAAACCCTCTTACTGCCACTGCCGCTGGCGTATTGGCCATAGGTAAAGGAATAGATTATACCACACAGAAGGCGGCAGATTTCAATTCTGAATTTCGAGGACTGTCCAACCTGAACCTCGACAAAACCAAAAGAGACATATCAACTTTGAGACGTATGGTGTTAGATACAGCTTATAACAAAGGATTCAGCACCACACAAACCATTGCAGGATATTTCGATGTACAAAGTACCACTGGCAAGTACGGTGATGAAGTCAAACGAATCGTTGAAAAACAAGGCGAATTCGCCAACTTAATGCAAGCTAACTTCAATGATTACATTGCCGGAACAGCTAAAGGTATGGCAAACTTTGGTTTCAGTGCAGATAAACTGGATGAATACAATCGCTCCGCCTATGCAACGGTCAAAGTAGGTGTAACCACCTTCGACCAACTCGCAAAGGTACAGAGCGTTTATGCTGGTGCCGCAGCATCCAATAACCAAACCTTTGATACAGCTAATAAACTACTTGCTTTATTTACCATCAAAACAAAATCTGTTGACGAGGCCGCTACTCTTACTAAGTCCATGTTCAATGACCTGACTAAAGACACCACTATAAAGGCGTTTAAAAAGGTAGGCATCAACCTGTACGATAATAATGGAAAGATTAAACAGGCTGATGGTCTTATGCTTGAACTGAATAAAAAGTTCGCTGGACTTGATAAGGACAAAAATGTTGTGTCTTTGAAGAATCAGTTCTCCGGTTCCGAAGGTCTCATAGCCATGATACAGGCCGCCACAGACAAAAGTGGGCAATTGCAGAACACCTTCAATAGCTTTAGTGAAACAAAGTTAGACATGGACAGAACTATGGAACTGACAAAGAATGACCTGAACTATAAGAATGAAATTCTGCGCAATAAACTAAGTGCCATGGAGATAGAAATAGGCACCTCTTTACTTCCTCTAAAAGCTAAAATAGCGGAACTAAAGCTATCAGTCATTGAACTTGTTAATGCTTTAACCATAGGAGAAAGAGGTACAAAAAAGAAAAACTATGATGAAGGGTGGACAAAACAAAAAGGCCAATACGAGGGCATTTTAAACAATGTATCTTCATTAACTTTTAAGGAGTATCAAGAGAAATACAGTGAATTATTTACTGCCATGAAAACCACTAAAGAGATCTACTGGCAGTCTGTTCAGAACGTCAATCAAACAAAACTTCCGTGGGGAGGTGGTCTCCTGTGGACTGACGAACAGAAGAAAAGTTACCGTGAACGAGCTAATGGATATTCCACCGAATACACCAAAGGAAAATATGAATATGCCAAGTACCTGTTATTAGAATTTCAGAAAGCATGGCAGACAAAAAATAGCTTTAGCAATGACACCGCAACTACAGTCAAACCCAAAGCCGACAAAACCGCCCCCACCAACCCCGTCACCCCTCCCGTCAGCGATGGTGTCGGCACCGTTGTCGGTTCCGCCCGTCAAATCCGCAATCTCACTGTCAACATCGAAGCCTTCAACAAAGGTGGTATCAACACAGCCAACACCACGCTCCAACACATGGAACCCAATCAGATTGAAGAATGGTTCATCGACATGTGCATGCGCGTTGTCCGCAGTATTGAATCCACTTATTAATCACCATTTAAAACCCATTTAAACACCATGCAGCCCGATTTTAAACACCTCGTTCGTATTTGCGACAATATCAACCGCACCATCACGCGCATCCCCTACAAAGCTGCCGTTCTCGCCGTCAACTTCTCAAAAGAACGCTTCATCAAAAAGAACTGGCTTGACGGCCGTGAGTACCCTTGGCCTAAAACCAAGAAGCGCAAAGGTTCAACCCTGATAAAAAGCGGACGCCTCAAAAGAAGCATCCGCCAAGTTCATATTGGCGCCGACTATGTCATCATCGGCACCGATGTCCCCTATGCCCGTGCCCATAACGACGGTCTAACCATCGAAGGTACCGAACAAGTCCGTTCTCACAACCGCCATTTTCATAAACGCAAAGCCTATACCCGTTCAGGCAAACGTATCAAGGCCGGAACCGTCCGCGCCCATAGCGTTAAATCCCATACCCGAAAATTTAAACGTTCTTTTGTGCAACGCCAATTTATCGGGCAGTCCCAACATCTTAATAATCAGATAACCGAAATGATACAAACCGAGTTAGACAGAGCAATAAAACTATAATTTCTCTATTTCTATAATATTCAGTGGCACCTGTATATACGCTCCAGCAGAACTAATTCCCCATAAGATATTGAACCCCTCTTCCCCAACGGTTATGGTTTGTTCCAGCCAAACCGTAAGGTTATCTTTTGGCACAAACCCTTCCGGTTTTACAAATTCCGTCTCCACGTCTCTAACAGATAATTTCCATACATCACGTGATGCATCTGATCCGGTTGAGTGTATAGTTGAACAAAAGATTCTGACCTTATAGGTTCCGGCTGGAATGACAATTTTTCGATTTCTATATTTTTCCGAATTTCCTGATGTACAAATATTATGTTCTAAAACCTCATCGGGATAAACGCCACTATTATTCCCTGTAGAGGCTCCCCTGGTATTGGCAGTCATATTACTTGCACCTTCCGTATCGATCTTCGTGACTTTTCCAACGGGTTCTCCCATAGCATTGTATATTGTGACAGAATCACCCGCAGCCCCGGAAGAAATTATCCTTGTGATCCTATTTTCTTCATCAAATTTGCTGACGATGCCTAATTCGGAAAATATCCAACCGATGGAAATTACAATTTTATCGCTAAGTTCAGGGATATTAATTGAAGCACTTTGAACCTCAGAGATTTCATTTTCTGCATTTTTAATTTGTGCATATAAGGTTTTATTGCCGGATGAAGGAAACGTATAAGCAATGTCCTCTGTCCACTCTAACCATGTAGCAGAACTCAACTCCTCACTTTCTCCCAACCTGTAATGTGTTGGCGTACCAATATAATCAAATGAAATCTTTACTCCATTCGCAATAGCCGTCGATAAAGCAAGTGTAATTCCCCTTAAGCGTATTCCACTGTCAATAATCGTAGTATTTATAAATTTGCCCATAAATGCACCAATTGGATATACAGAATTATACCAATTCAGATACCCCCTATAATCAAAAGTGAATCCAGTGCCCAGTCCAGCACTCATCAAAGGACTGTCAAAAGCAATACGGTAGTCTCCACTTATGTAGTCCGCAATTTTTAAATCAACAGCCTTTTGATACAAATCAGAATAAAGGAATACCTCATTATTTACCGCCTGAGCCTCCCAGACAGCAAGAGTTTCCGGTGTCATGTTAGAAAACAAAGTACCGTTATTAGCTATAATATTGTCATACATGTGCACACCTCTTATCTGTACGGTATTGCGTCCGTTAATCGTCATTCCAAGCGTAGAAATGACGTTATTATGAAATTCGATCCGTATATCATTGTTTATAACCCCACTACCTTCTGCAGCCCCTGTCGGATTTTGTTCAGGAGAACCATAGCTAAAAAGGAACTGTACTCCACCTCCATACTTGGACTGTACCACATTGTTAAATATCTCAATGCCACCAAGAGGTCCTACCTGCAGATTAGGCCCATGATTATCAAGCAAGAAATTATTATAACACTTACCGGAAAAACTTTGGATTGATAATCCGGAACTTTGCGACGATTCCTCTTTGTGTGAACAGCCAATTACTCTATTATAACACACTTCGCCAAAAGAATTGGATATTTGAACACCATCATATCCGGTTTTTTCAAATATATTCCGATAAAATCTAAAATTTGTAACATAGTGAGGTTTCATGTTATATGATTGTCCCTTTGTATAAGTGACATTCTCTCCCTTCAAATTTTCAAAGGTTACAGTTTCTCCGGCATAAGTAACTTTAGTTTGATCCGGTGAATAGTATCCGATATAACAACCCTCACTGTCTGTATCATGTACATATAGATGATGTACATGGAGATTTTTCTGGTCAAAATTCCCGTACCACCACCACGGGTTTATCGCGTTAGGGTCTGTCTTAGCCATAAGACCGGCAAAAGCACTACCGGTAATATCAAGGCTGAACAATTCCATGTCGGACGAACCATCAGAAAACTGCACAGGAATAGTTGGCTTTTTCTTTGTGACAGGATTGGCAGAAAAACGAAGTCCTCTTTCTAAATTATAATATCCTCGGCCATCAACCACAATATCACGGATGCTGGCAATAGCAAGTGTGTTATAGGACTGCCCGTGCAAGTCTAACGGTGTGTCCTGATTAATGGTGATTACCAAAGGATGCCCATCATTAAATTGTGGAGTAGGGCTTTGCTTCGGATTGCCTGTGATAGTATCGCAATTTAACCTCACACGGGAAATGACATTATCATCTTCTACGGCAGGCTTTCTAAGCACCAGCGTATAAGCGTCATATCCCTCAGGAACATTACTCATATTTATGGGCGGATAATATTCCATATTGGGAATATCAAACACCATATACAAGTCATGCGTGCCGGTCTCATACATCTTGATATTTACATCAGCCGTGCCACTTTCTATCGTGCCTATCGGCTCCTGCCCATCGATAGGCAAAGCCGCCAAACGAGGAGTAATGGTAATCAGCTTATTGATACGTTTACTGATAGTCTTCTGAGTAAGCGTATCATAATACCGTGTTTCCACGTCATAAATGCCCCGTGCCTGAATGTTATATTGAGAGAATACCAGCTCGCCATTGTCGTTGGTATAATCAGACGCCGCCCTTACGGAAACCACATCATCAGGATTATCAACACTCCCGTTTTCTTTCAGAATATACACCTGGACAATACGTTCACGAGATGTATCATAACCGTTGTCGCCGGAAATAAACAAATCGAAATTCTGGTCTGTGCGGCTTATCTCGGAAGACACCCGAACTTCGTGATAAGGCAATGTCTGAGACTGCATCGCATACAGATAACGGGTCAAAGAAGCTGAGAACAATTCATCGCCATTCCGGAAATTGACTGCACGCACATCTTGCCTCAAATCACCGGTTCCGGATACGGGAATAGTTACCGATGTCTTTTGCGAGGTATTATCAATCGATTCTCCCGACATGACGGCGGGATCGGAGGTGCTTCGTTTTGTGAAAAACGTCTTCTGCGCCCATCTGGTCACCGCCTCCATAGTCACGGTCTCACCGACCAAAGGGAATACTTCACTGACATTCGCCGACAGCCTTACCCTGCCTATTCCACCGATTAATTTGTTTACATATTTTTGATTACTCATAGCTCTCTTCTTTAATGTTCAACGTATAGTTATTATCTTCTATATACATCCCTGTTTCCTTATTATATGTACATTGCAAGGATACTGTTATTACTTGTCCAAACCGCATCAAAGAATGTCCGCTATCAGATGTAAACAGAGACTTGACAAAAAGATTTCTATTTTTGGAATTAACCTTTATCGTTACAATGTCATCCGTAGGCACAATATAAGCAGCAGTGTTATTAAATGTATCTTGATCTACAGTATTAGTCCCAACATAACCTGTACCATCATCCGTGGTTTCGTCCCATTGCTCACCGGACAGATTGTAAGCACCCGGAGAGACACTTTCAATAGATGCACGCAAATAATCTATATCAAATTCCGGTGCATATTCCTTTTTAGACAAATAGGTATTTTTCAACGAATCCAATATCTTATAATCAGAACCACCTTCATCAATGTTCAATATACTGTCTGTATTACTCAATGCGACTGAATCAGTTTCATAATCACGAATCTTATATTCTGCCAGCTTCCTTGTTTCAAAAGAGAAGTCCAGATATTCACCGCCATTTACTTCTACTTCAACAGGAGAAAAACGTGTAAATCTTTCAGACGGGTTATCATTATAAAATGGAGAGGCATAAATGTTATTATACGCAATGTATTCTTTTACACCGCTACCATTATTGAGAAAAGCAACATAGGCTTTATTCAATTTATTTATAAAGATGTTATTGCAATTTACCAGCTTGTCAAATCTGCCGGAAAGAAACTCCTGATTACTTGAGAATTCTCCATTAAAGTAGACTGTATTATTGCAGACATTAAGCTCTTTGATTTCGGAGCACCCGAATATTCTTCTTGTATAATTATATTGTCCGCCCGTTATATTGGAATGGAAAAGGTTGCTTACTATATTGAATTTCTGTACAGTTTTAGAAATTGAAAACGCTTGTCCGGAACAATTCTTAACCGTATTCCTCAACAAATCCAACTCACTCACTCCGCCAATGGAACAAGCGTATTCAATCATGCCCGCTCCGTCAATAACATTATCAGCCAATTTCAGATAAGCGTTATTTCCAGAAATAGACAGCACATTAGCATGCCCCACACCAGCCTCATTGATATAATAATCGCCCTGCAGATGTGATCTTGTTATTTCTGAATTCTCTATACCGTTTGCGAAAATAACGACAGCCGCAGCCTTATCAAAGTCACATGAATCTACAAACACATTGGCAGTCTTCTTGAATCGTAAGCAATACCAAGTAGGTGCTTTGTAACCGGAACTGTTTGCATAGTAACCGTTGAACTTACAGTTGTATAGGGCTGCATTCTTCACCTTACTGTCATCATTTCCACGAAACATGATTGCTGATATTTCCTCTGGAGTATTCTGCCCGGAGAAGTTGCAATAATTAAGCATCGAAATTCCTTTAATAAACACGTTGTCCACATTCTCAAAAAGCAATCCACCGAGCCACTTGCAATTGATGGTATATAGCCCGTTTCCGTTGATGGTTAAGGTATAAAGACTGTCTTTATTCCAATCTAAAAGAGTGGATGTCCAGATTCCATAAGTTGAGTTCCATTGTGACCCGCGTACCTCTGTAGCCTTCTTTACGCAGGAAATCATAATATCCTTTGTGAGTTTATCCGGATAATCCTCTTTTATTGCGGCAATACATTCTCCAAGTCCCGAATAATAAACGTATGGTTTGTCACTACGAATAAGAAAGTCCGTGTCGGTCTGTACCAGCATTTCCTCCATCCACACATACATGGTATGGTCAGAAGCCAAATTTTCAAATATATATTCTGAAACAGCCCCTTGACTAACAGCATCCACATTCAGTTTTGACACCTGATATCCATCTTTGGGGACAATCGTAATAGTTACCGTTCCTGTTTTAGTAGCTGTAATGTAGTAGCTGCTTTTATCATCAGATTCAACTACATTTATTGTATCTCCTGTAGCGGAAATCGTGCACTGTCCTACGTTTGCCGGGTTAATGGTTACTTTGATGGAAACCGTCTCTGTGATACCACCTTTAGCTTTTATTACCTGATTATCACCATCCCAATAGATAGTATTATTATCTATATGTTTCCGGAGCTTATATACAAACTGATCGTTCCATTCTTCCCAACCCTCATCTGTACGAGAACGGATATATGTGCCGCCAAACTCATACCTCACCTGCCGGATATCACTATTATCCGAAACCACAAGCATTCCCTTAATCTCCCCCGTACCATCTTGGAGAGAATAGGTATAATATCCCGGCTCAGTCACATTATCAAAATCCGATTCAGGCATACCGCCAAGAACCGTAAATACAGCGTCACCGTTACCTGTCCCAATCTGTCCGACGATATCCACTAGCAATCCTCCAACACGTGAAGCCGTATTCCTGCCAAGCCGCACTTCATCCCTGATCTCCTTTGCCCGTTTTAATAAATCATTCATCTTTCAATCCTTTATCCGTTATACTATCGGGCACGCTTCCAAGTTCTCTACATACGCCTCGTCCGTGTTCACCGTCACCCCATTCTCAATACCTTCCACATACGCCTTAAACGCTGCCAGCCGTACCTTATATTCCGCAACTGCCAACTTCGCCAGTTCTTCCGCTGTCACCGCCGCATAGTTTCCAAACGCATCCGTCACCTTATACACCCTCGGATAACCGCCCACCATAACACCTCCAATCTTTTTGGTTACGGTCAGTTCCGTCCCCCTCTGCATTCCTGTATTGATTATCGCCATACCTATAAAAGTCTAAATTCATAAACATACTCATCATCTTCCGTAATTCCCAACCGGACAGAACTCTCCACAATCGTATTCCCCCCAGTGGCATCAACCGGGAAAGTGACCGCTTGATTTTCCTGCGTACTTGTATAGTATACCGTTCTTTCTGTCGTTTCACTGCCAACCTTAAAATGAATAGGCAGAAGCCCCGACACCGGATATTGCGCCGTAATTTTCAAATCAAAGCCGTACCCCAGCACATCAGCCGTAACAAGATTATCCCGTTTTCCTTTGCGCTCGCAGACAAACCCCGTCCATTCACTCTCCATATTCGCCAGCTCACATACGAACCTCGTCCATTGTGCCGTTATCACAATCCCCGCATTTTCATAACCGTAAGATTTCCCTGCCAGCTTATACCTGTCCAGCAACGCAAAAAGCCTCCTTTCCTTATCCATATCCACAAAATCCGTCTTTATGATAAAGTCTATCGGCTTTCCATTCCCTTCCTCAATCCGTATATCCAGCCCCAATTCGTCCCGTATAATCTTCTCCAGCATACACACCTGCGGCGTCCCCGCCACCTTCGTCCGCATCTTCCTCTGCCACGCCACAAACTCCTCATACAGCACCCTTATCGGCAATGTCAGCACCATGCACACCGCAATCATCCCCGTCACCCTCAACCTTTCCGGCAACCGTTCAATTATCCACTTCCTCCAGTCCATCAGTCAATCGCATAAACAATATCACCCTCTTCCCGCGCATACACAAACGCCCCGCTTTCCGCATCAATCCGCCTCCGGTCTTCCAGCGTTCCCTTCCACGTTGTCCCGTCCAGCGTCACGTCCTTCACACCTTCAGCCTGCTGTATCACATCAATCAACTTCGACGCATACATCACACCACCGTACTCCAACCCGTTCAGATACCCTTCAATAGCTTCCTCCACAGGCTTACCTCCACCATTCAGCCTCGTCCCCGTGCTGTCCAGCACCAACGCATCATAATACACATGCAGATGCACCCTCAATTCATCCGGCGCCTCACTCACAAAAAGATAATGCGTTCCTGCCGCCCCCACCTGCCTCATGTAAGCCTCAAAAGCCGTCCGCACATCCCCGGTCAACGCCTGTTTCCCCGCATCACTGAAGTACATCTTCAACTTCGTCACCCCCTCATCCGTCACCTGCCGCACAGCCACATTCTTCACCACTTGCTTCCTCTCATCCTTCACCGCATATTCAAACCTGTATGCCTTTTCATTATACTCCAGCGCATCCCCCTTCTGAAATTCCAGCGCCTTCGCATAATACCAGGACAGCGACGTCACATACGCCGCATCAATCACCGCCTCCGTCTCCGACTTGAACGCATTCCACAACGTCTCCAGCACCCACGCCGCCGCTGCCCACACATCAATCAGCCTCGCCTCAATGCTCACTTTCGAGAATTGTTCATCAAAGCCTTTTGTCTCATCCAGTCCGTAAAGCTCCTGAAGCGTTACATTATCCACAAATGCCGCTTTCAAATCCGCCTTTATATCCTGTATTTCCCGTGCCATACGCCTCAGTTAAAAGATAAATCAAATGTATCATCAAATACCCTTCCCTCAAGTGCTGTCGCTGGCCTCACATTCTGTGCCGCATAATACTGCACTATACCTTTGTTCACCACCTTCTCCGGCGAATACTCCAACATTCTCCCCGGCTCCAGCACATCCGTCACCTCCAGCCCATTTTCTTCAGCCAAGACAATCGCACCGTCAGCACTTCCGTACACCCGCAAAGCAATATCCGCCAATGACTGGCCAGCCAATATCATGTACTTCATTTTTCCCCCTTCTTCACCTTATACCTGAACCATATCCCCGCACCAGCCGCAGCCACAACCCATGCCACCCAGCCACTTGTATAGAAGAACGCTTCACCGAAACGTTTCCTTTCCACCACCGTCCGTGTCTCTTCCTTCCTCTCCACAATAGCCGAATCCGTCCGTTCCCGCCAAATTGTATCATGCTTTTCCACGTTGATAAACACAAACCTCACTTGTCCCGGAATACTATCCTTATTCTCTATCCAATGATACAGCTTTCCGCCTCTCACCGCCGCATCACTCCGTGCATACGAAGTCTCCAGATGAGAAACACTGTCCGCCACATTGCCACTCTTTTCCATCAGTCCGCGCACCATCATCAGGCTGTCCCTGTACACTTCCGTCCTCCGTTCATATCGCGATGCAAGCTCCTTCAGCTCGCTCACCATCTTCCTGTAATCCGTCTGTTCCGTACTCACTTTCTTTGTCCCGCATGCACAAAAGCACATCATCAGGCAAACCACGCACACAATCTTTCCCATACCTCTCATCTTTCAGGTTTCACAATCACCGGACGCAGGAAATTCACAAACTCATCCTTCACCTCGAAACAGGGACATTCCTTCAACCATTCTCGCCGTTCCACAATCCCGTTTCCGTCTTTATCCGGCGAAGTGTCCCGGTGTCCCAGCACATCCACAATCTCATACCGCTTGCAGATATCCGCCACCAGATCCCTCATAGCCCTTTTCTGTGCCTCCGTCCGCGTGTCCTTAGCTTTTCCGTTCCTGTCCAGCCCGCCCTCATAGCAAATCCCGATAGAGCAACGGTTATAGCTGAATTTCTCTCCCGGCACAAGACAGTTGTCATGCGCCCCCATCTCATTCTCCGCCCGCATCTTTACCACCCGGCCATCCTTCCTGATATAGTAGTGATAGCCCCATTTCCCGAATCCGCGAGCCACATGGCTCTCGTTTATCTGCCCCTCCGTGAAATCCCTGTCCTCACGTGTAGCAGAACAATGTATCACAATATAAATCGGCTTATTCATCCTTCTTTTCCTCCTTATTATTAGCGTTTAAATACCGTTTAAACCGATAAGTATAATCCACTCCGAACAATGCCCCCGCAAACGTCGAAATCTCGCCGTATGCCACCAGAACGGAGTTATGAATTTCCCCGGTCGGTACCACCCAGAACCCGCAGAACACAAGTACTATTCCTGCCAACGTCAGGAACACCGCAACTCCCAGTTGTATATTCAATCTCTTCCTCATCATTACCTCCTTTCCCTCACTTAGTATCAATCACCAGTTCCCCCGTGTCCGAAACCTGCACATCCGCTTTATACCCATCCAGCTCCAACTGTGTTTGTACCTCCGCCCGCATCTCCGCCGCTCTTCCCACACTTTTCAGATATCGTTCCCCCACGCCCAGCACCGGATAATCCTTGAAATCCCCTTTATTCGACGCCACAATCAGTGCCACATGGTCATAGTCACTCTCATCCACCACCAGTCCCTGTGCAATCAGGCCGTTAGCATCCTTCATCACTTTCACTTTCAATTCTCCCCGTTCGTCCAGCACAATTCCCCGTCTTCCCATAACCCTTCATCTTTAGTGTTTCACCTTCTCATCCTCATAGTCCCCTCTATCCAGCTTCTTCGCCTTCGATGCAATCACCGCCGCCGTCCCGCTTTGAGCCGATTCCGACCCGGTCGTACTCACCTGATGCGTATGCCCGTTAAACGCATCCACCAGTTCATTCACCTTGCCTGTCAGCTTTGCAATATCAATCATCCCTCCAAGTTCCCCGCCGTTCATCACAATCCCGGTAGCTGACATATTCAGCGTCACATTCCCCGTCCTAATCTCAACCCTTTCAATCTTCGACGTCGCCACCACCACGCCCTCCGCCATTCCCATCTGGAGCACCATCACATAGCTACCCACGACAGGTATTATCCTGAAATAATCCTTTACCTCTTCATCAATCACCGCATTCAATCTCACCTCATGCAGTTCCGGCTTCCCGTCCCGTTCCACTGTGCATGTCCCTTCCTGCATATCCACATCCTTCACGGTTCCCACGTCCACCCGGCAACCCATCCCACCGCCAGCAGCCCGTCTCGCCAGTGTTTCAATCAATTCTTCAAAAGCCTGTTCCGCATTCATTCCACCTTATACCCCAATCTGTTAATCCGTTCAAAAAAAGCATTTCCATACCTCACAGTCACGCTTTCCACCAGATACATCCCGTTCCTTTCCGGTTCCCGTTCCGATACCAGTTTCAGCGTATCTCCCGCATTTGTCCGTGGCAGGCCGAAGCCCGTCACCGTCCCGTCGAATCCGTCAAAAGATACCCGTTTATACTCCGCCAGTGCCAGCTCCCTCAATTCCGGTGCCGTCTTATTCGCGTAGCTCAAAGTTCTCACCGTCGCAAACCGTTCCTTGCTTCCCGCCGTCTCCGTTATCTTCTTCCCGTCCCGACTGTAACTCACCGCCTTCACCCTTATATGCTTGTCCTCCTTGCGCTTGTACTTCAGGTTGCTCTTCTTCACGTTCTTTTCAAAGTCATACACATGCACCTGTTTCGCCACCGCTATCTCATACTTGAATTTGCAAACCAGCCGTTTCCCCCGTATCGCCGAATAGAATCCATACTGTTCCTTCAGCACCCTCAGCACCGCCAGCGTACTCTGGTTGTCTATCTGAAACTTCCCCAGCTTCGCCTCATGGCATTCTATCTCATACCCCGGTGCGATATATTCCAGCACCTCCCTCAGCGTCACTTCCTTCCAGCTCTTTACGAACGAATTCTGCCTCATGAAGAACGTCTCATCATCCAGATGCAGCTTCATCGGAAACCCGCTCTCAATCTCCCGGATATACCCCTCAAATTCCACCGCCAGCTCTCCATTATATCCCAGCTCCAGTTTCACCCGGTCTCCCACGGAGATAAACTCCCTCAATTCCCCCTGTTCATTCCCGTATCGCCGTGGTATCACCACCATAGCCTTGTCTCCCAGCGTCTCCACCGTTTTGTTTATTTCCGCAGAAGATATCCGGTCAAGCACCGCTTTCCTGCCTCCCAGTTGCTGTTCAACCGTCAGCCGCGAACACAAGTTCAAATACAACATAACCTATTGAATTAAAGAGAACACTGCAGGTTTAATACTCTTCGCCGTCAGCGAATACTTCACCGTGTCCGGAAAACCCTCCACAGGCTCAATACCCTGTTCTTGGAAGTAGATAGACTTTATCCCCAAGTCCAGCAGCAACGGGCACGCCACGTCTATCACATCGTTTATCTCAAAGAACTCCGCCAGCGCCTTCACCTTTTCTCCCGGATATCCATGCTCATCCATATCCACCACCAGCCCGTTCAGTTCTATCTCCCACGAATTCACCCCGAAGTTCTCCACCACCTCCGCCTCATTGCCTCCGTCTATCACTGTCACCGTAATATTCTTCGTCCTCCTGAACCTCATAAGAGGAGGCGGAGCAAACACCCCTGTCGTATTCTCCTTCAGACTGCCGAACGAAAAATTCATTTCCTTCCCCTCATGCTTCATCACCATTTCCGCCCAAGTCCAGTCCGTAGGAGCATATACAACCGCGTCATACTTCGCCTCATTATTGTTTCTGCCTCTCCATTTCGCCTCGTTGAAGGCTATGCCCGCTTTAAAGATGCCCGCATTGGCCAGCCCTTCCGCTTCCCCCGCCAGCGTACCCGTAACAAATCCCCAGGCACTCTGATACCTCGCTATCAAATCAACAATATACCTCATGTCCGTCTATTCGTTCAGTTTCACACCCAGCATTCCGTTTCTCGCCAGCCATTGCAGTTGCCTCACCTTTTCCGCCCAAACCTCATCCGGCAAGTCTTCCGGGAAAGGAATATGAAACCACAGGCTCAACATCGCATTATACTTCCTCACATAGTCCGTGTTTGCCGTGTCCAGCAGGGGCGGGCATCCGTCTACAACATCTCTACTTCGGGCTTCTGAAAAGGGAGAAGGTCGGTCACTGCAAAGAATGCCTGATAGAACAGGTTGTCATCCGCCATCACAGCGTCCACATCCGTCAGCACGCAGTTACGCACATAAATCTCTTTCGCCTTACCCGGATTCGTATTCTCCCATTTCTCAGCCTCACTGATAATCTTCCGGTCAGGACTCTTCACCAGCACCTCCAGCGCCACGCTTTTCTCATCCTCCGCCTTCAATGCCACCCTTGCCAGTTTGCAACCCGGATTTTCCGCTCTCTTTTTCTCGATTAACTCCTTTGTAATTTCCATAACATCTTAGTTTTTAACTCTTTATTTTTTATTTACGCATTATTGTATTCCACTTCCAGCACAAACAATTCATATTGCTTGTTCAGTCCCATCTCCGTATTCACTTCGCGTCCCTGACTTTGGAACTTAGCCAGAATCGTATCATTTACCACCTTGTTATAACCGTCCACGAACGTCACATTGATAGGAAACGGCTTGATGCTCAACAAATCCCCTCCGCAGGCGCCTTCCAATGCCACCGCTTGGTTCATCATCATCGTAATGCTTCCCGTGTGGTCTATCTTTCCCATGCTCCAGCTCGTAGCCCTGCGGCTCCCGATTGTATGATTTTTCTGGTGTTCCTGTGTCGTGCCATACTCTATGGCCGTCACTTCCTCCCATACCTGTCCTAGTGCCGTTATCGTGGCATCCCCGCCGTCATACGCTTTTCCGTCTCTTCTTATCTTCATATTGCGCCTCCTTAAATTGAGCTTTTAATATTCACCGTCCCTTCTATCGAACCGATACACCCCATAGGCACCCAGCGAAAGAACACCTCCAGCGTCCGTTCCCCTGTCATCAGGTTGCTGTCTCCATCCACTTCGGTCTCTCCGCCGCTCAGTTCCTGTTTAGCCGCCATGTTCGCAAAAATATCGTTGCCGATATCCTCGAAGTATTTCACCATCCCCGTCGTCAGCTTCCCCGTCACCGCATCAACGGGCACCGTCGTTTTCACCTTCTGTTGATAAGCCGCATACAATTCCCTGATAACCTTGCAGTTCGTCCGGCTCATCGCAATCGTGCTTTCGCTCATGTTTCCATCCTTATCCACCACAATCCGGGCGCACACATGGTCATCATTCAGGCACACCACACCGGAGTAATATTCCCCCAGAATATAACCTTTCGCGTTCAGGCTCTCCAGTTCCTTCTCCTTGTCCTTTACCCGCTCATGGCTCGACAATCCCGCGTTCACCCAGTTCCCCCGGTTCGCATCCGTCAGTATCATCGTAGCCACCTCGCCGATGTTGTACGATACAGGCTGAGCCGCCATACATCCCAACATGCTGCCCACGGCCGCATATTTCTGTTCCATACCCGTCAGCGTTTCTGCAAAACCCCAGTCCTGACCAATCATCACACTCACCTGCGGGCAATCCAGTGCGGCGCCTTCCACCTTCAGGTCTCTCAGGTTCGCCATCGTTGCCGCCGTCACGGTGTTCAGCCCTGCACATTCCAGCACCACATGCAGCGGTCTGCCTCCCTGTCGTGCCCAGTCCGCCAGCAGTTGTGCATCCACTATTGCAGTGGTCATCTCATCCGGTATTCCATCCACCAGCGTCACTTTGTCCGGCACATAGCAAAAACCGACATTGAACACCTGCCCGTCACTTTCCGCAATCAGCCCCGTCACCGCTTCGTCGTTAATCAGGTTGGCATATTTGTCACCCTCTCCCTTAGCCACATTCAGCACATACAATTGCGCACCTTTTCCACCCATGCGGAAGTATTCCGTAATATGGTGATACAGCAACGCATTCGCCGCCTCGCTGATACCGTATGCCGTCATGTCGTTCGTCGAAGTCAGCAGCGCATATTTTCCTTCTGCCAGTGTCGTTTCTCCGCTACCGATGGCACCGAAGTAGCCCACCAGTGCCGAAACCTTCTCATAACCGCCCGCAGCATTCCGCCCGACTTTCCCTTTCTTGATATTCACTCTACTCATTGCCTTCAGTCTTTTCAGTTTTCGCTCCGGCTGTAGCGGCTTCCTTTTCCGCCTTCACTTCCTTCTTCTCCGTTTTCGCAGGCGCTTTCACCTCCTTTTCCGGTGCCTTTTCTTCCTCATCGGCATCATAAGTATAGGTGGAAACCTTTTTCTTGTCGCCCCCTTCGCTTGCCACCGCATAAGAGAGATTCGTGAAGTATTCTCCTTTCGTGTTGTAGAACAGCTTGTCCACGCCCAGCTCTTTGCAGATACGTTGCGCCTCCGTTGTCACTTTCGTCACTTTCTTTGCCATATTATTCTTTTTTATTAGGGTAGGGGGCAAATCCCCCATACCCGCCAATTCAACTTAAAAACTCAAATCATTTGCCCGACACGATAGCGCCTACCGCGCCCTCTTTCTTCTGCGGAAGCGCCACGAACCTCGTCGTAAAGCTCACCAGATTCCGCTTGTTCACCGGGTCATTCTCCGCCTTGCTGTAGTACATCTTCGTACCGCCCTTGCACTTGAACATACGCGGCACATAGAAGAATACCGACGCCTCAAAATCATTAGCCGTAGCCACCGAACCGAAGCTCTTCTTCTTTTTTGTAGTACAGTCAAACAGCGGACAATTCACCGCCTCATAAATCTCAAACCCGTACATCTTCATAATCACCCCGGTCGAGTAATCATGATACTGGTTCTGGAATTTCTGGTCTGCCTCCAGCAAGTCCGCCACGTGGTCACTGCAAAGCACCAACCTGCGCCCCTTTTTCGGAACCTTCAGCTTATCCAATTTCCGTCGCAACGCAATCACATCCAGACGTGTCAGCTTCTTGCGTCCGTCTTCATCCGTCGTTCCGGTAGTCAGCAGCACAGGCGTCTCCGCTGTGTCCTCCGTTGGAGCAAACGCATGAATAGCCTTGTCCAGCATCGTTTCACTCAATCGGTTCCCGTGTCTGGTCTTCACCAGTCCCATCTTGTCATACGCCAGCGCATACAGTTCGTCATCCGTCACCTGTGTCGGTTTCGTCTCAAACTTGCTAAGCTTTATCGACACATCCCCGTCTTCCAGTTCCTCAATCTCCAGCGGATACGTCGTATTATCCACCAGCACCGTCGGGTCTCCCGACACATCGCTCAGATGCACCACATCATTTTCCGCATACTGCGAGAAATCCGGCACACCCTCCAAGAACGTCCCCTCCAGCGCATGCGTATAATGCTCCACCACCTGCCGTGTCCACACTTCCACATACACCCCGGCACGCATTCCATTCGGCAGTCTCACAAAGCTGGCTCCTATACCGATAGCCACCATCCCGATAGCTCCCAGCCAAGCCGGAACCCCGATACACGAAGCCAGCAGACCGCCCATCACCGTACAAACCAACAGCCCCACAAGAGCCATCACAATTCTAATCATCTTCTTTCTCATCTTCCCTTTCTAATTTTTAATTTTCAACTTTCAATTTTCAATTTGCGAACGCCGCCTTATACAGCGCCTCAAATTTCTCCGGATCATTCTTTGCCATTGCTTCCAGCCCTCGCGGGTCTTCCTTCTGCCACTGTTCCCAGCCCCAGCTCGCCTGTGCCGCACCTTGTGCCATATTGGCCGCTCCGCCTCTTGTTATTTCCACCAGCGACGGCGCAGCCTTCATTCCGCCCAGCACCGTCTCCAGTGCCTCAATTCCCGACTTTTCACCGATAGCCACAAACGTCGCCTCCTGTTCTGCCGAAATCTTCCCGGCTTTCTTTGCCGCGTTCACCGTGTCCGTGATGCGCTTTTTCTCCGCATCCCTGATGGCGGTCTCCGCGTCATCAGCCCGTCTTTTCTCCGCATCCAGTTTTGCCTGTATCGCGTCCTCAATCTCTTTGTCGGTGCTTTGTGCTGTTACGCCCGTCAGCCCGAACTTCCGAATCAAACCTTCTTTGTCCATTTCACTCTCATTTTTTTGGTTATTACTGTTTTTCAAAACTCCCTTTTCTTCTATCTCCAGACAGGCCGCAAACCGCCCATACAACGCCTTCGGTGTCTGCACTTTCAGTTCCTCCGCAGATACCTGCGTCACGCCTGTGGCTATCGGTTCCACAATGCCATCTATCAGTTTCGCATCCATCGCCTCCTGCGCCGTAAACCAGTTGTCGCCTACCAGCAAATCCTCAATCTCCTTTTCACTCTTCCCCGTTTTTCCGGCATATATCTTCTTGAAATTTTTCTCCATCCCCCGCAGGCCTTTCGCCGCTTTCTCCATCTCCGCCGCTGTACCATAGCACCCGCCTTTCGGAGCATGCACCATCATATACGAATTTTCGCACATGTACACCTTTGCCGCCGCCATCATTATCACCGTACCCATAGAGCACGACACCCCGGCCACAATCACATTCACCGGAACTCCGCACCCTTTGATGTAGTTATAAATCAGCGTTCCTTCCTGCACGTCTCCGCCCTGCGTATGCAGCAGCAAGTCAACCTCATCGGCTTCCTTTCTGGCTTCATCGAAGCGGGCTATAAAGTCAGCCGCCGAATTCACCCCATACCGATAAATCTCACCGTACAGTTTCACTTCACCTTTTTTCTTCCCTTTCGCCATCCCTCGCTTGTTTTTTCAGCAAACATAACCCCCTTTTTTCGCTCGCACAACTATCCGTACACCCCTTGAACTATCCGTTTTAAGCCTTGAACACTTCTTTCTTTTTCAGCCTTTTACCCCTCATCTTTGTCTAAAAAAGGTGTAATCTATGGCAGAGATAGGAAACGACAAGAAACGTGAGATAGCCGAAGACATGTACATACGTCTCGGCCTCACCGGGCGCGAAATCGCTGAAAATTTAGCAGTAACAGAACAGACCGTTAGCCGATGGAAAAAAGGCCGCACGGGCGAGAAGTCGTGGGATGACCGCAAGACCGAATCCCAGCTCACCCCGCTCAAAATCAAAGAGCTTCTTCTCAAAGAAGCCGAAAAGCTCGCCAAAGGCGAAGAATCCAACGTCAAGGCCGACCAGCTCAGCAAAATCATGTCCGCCATCGACCAGCTCGACAAGAAAATCAATGTCCGCACCGTCATGGACGTCTTTCGCGAGTTCGACATCTGGATGTCCGAGCAGGAACCCGCCACCGCCATCCAGTTCACCAAATGGCACAAACTCTTTCTCCAATACCGCGTCAGCCTCGAAGCCTGACGCCGGACTAACTTCAATCGTAAATTGTAAATCGTAAAATTGTAAATCCAAATGGCTCTTAAATACGATAAACTCCTCAACGACTACGACAAGCATTGCCAGCGCATCGCCAAGTCCACCACCATCCGCATCAATGAGACCCCTGCGGAAAAAGTCAAGCGCATGCGCCATCTCGAAGCCGACTACACCCGTTGGTTCAGCTACTATTTCCCCAACTTTGCCAAGAAACTCTGCGCATGGTTCCACAAGCGGCTGGCTAACAAAGTCATAGAGAACCGCCATATCCGCGCCCTTGCCGAGTGGTACCGCTCTGCCGCCAAATCCGTGCACATAGACATGGGCATCCCTCTTTTCCTCTATTTGGTAAAGAGCGACCTCCACTACATGCTCCTCATCGGCGAAACCGAACCCAAAGCCCGCAAGCTCCTGAGTTCCCTTCAGGCGCAACTCCAGCACAACCAGCGCATCCTCAACGATTACGGCCAGCGATTCCAATACGGCGACTGGGCCGATGGCGATTTCACCACCGTCGACGGTGTCAAGTTCACCGCCCTCGGCTTCATGCAGTCCCCCCGTGGTGCCCGCGAAGACGAAAACCGTCCGGACTACATCGTCATTGACGACGTCGACAACAAACGCCACGTCAACAACGACCGCCTCATGCGCGAAGCCATCGAGTTCATCACCGAAGACGTCTGGGGAGCCTTCGACACCGACCCCGATGCAACCGACCGCTTCATCTATGCCAACAACAACTTCCATAAGAACAGCATCACCAACCGTCTGCACCAGCTCTTCCTGCAAAAACAGCAGCAAGCCCTTCAGGACGGTGACGCCACAAACTATTATCTCCTCAAAGTCTGCGCCGTCAAGAACCTCAACGACTTCACCCCCGAATGGCCGGAGAAAGCCGATGCCGCCTACTGGCGCAAGAAGTTCAACGACATTCCGTACCGCTCCTTCATGCGCGAGTTCATGCACGTCCACATTCAGGACGGTGCCGTCTTCCGCCATGAGGATATCGTATGGGGGCAAATGCTCCCCCTCAAGGAATACGACGGCCTGTGTTTCTACGGCGACCTTTCCTACAAAGCCGCCGGAGACTACAAAGCCATGCTCCTCGTCGGCAAAATAGGGCGTCAGTACCACATCATCCACGTCTACCTCCGCCGTGGTTCCCGCGCCAAGTGTGCCGCCTGGCTCTACGACCTCTACGAAGACCTCAAGTTGGAACGCTTCAACATCTCCTACGTCATCGAAGGCCTTTTCGCTATGGACGAGTTCGTCAACGACTTCGACACCGAAGGCGACGAACGGGGCTACCACATCCCCGTTACCGCCGACAAGCGCGGCAAGGCCGACAAGTACGACCGTGTCGAGTCCACCGCCGGGTTCTTCGAGCGTCACAACGTCATCTTCAACATCCTCATGCAGCAAAATCCCGACTTCATCACCCTTGTCGACCAGTTCCTCGCATTCGAGCGCGGCTCGCAGGCCAACGACGACGGCCCCGATGCTTGGCACGGCGCGCAAGCCCGCCTCAATAAAATCACATTCGTAGAGAAGTTCCAGCCCCGCACAGTCAGCCGGGCCGAACGTCGCTCAAAATCCAAAAACAACTATTGATATGGCAAACTTTATACAAGAAACCGATTACGAAGTACAGGCGCGGCAAGAAATGATCCGCCTTTTAGACGGCTCCGACGAGCGCACCGCACTACTCAAAGCCGAACGTTTCGCCGTCTCCCAGATACGCAAGTACATCGGAGGCCGCTACGACTGCGACACCATTTTCTCCGCCACTGGTGACCTCCGCGACGACTACATCATCATGATAACCATCGACATCGCCCTCTATCATCTTTGGGCGAAGAAAGCCCCCAAGTCCATCCCCCAGCACCGGAAGGAACGCTACAGCGATGCCCTCGACTGGCTCACCAACGTCGGCTCCGGCGAGATGCCCACCGACCTCCCGCAACTTCCTCCCGACAGCTACCGCGGAGACCTCCGCATCTATTCACTGTACAAACCCAACAACAACAAGTATTAACCCGCGCTATCCACGTTTAAGCGCGTTTAAATCGAATTTTAAATAGACAAATCGTATGAGTACTAAACCTAAAAATAAAACCCCGCAAACACGCGGAAAACAGCCCGATTTAATCGTGGCTAAAATAGTGAGCGAATTCAAAGACCGCACCCGTGCCGAAATCCGCAAGTGGCGCCAAGCCCTCGAAATGGCCGGAGACGTCAACACCCCTCGTCTCTATGCCCTTCAGGACCTTTACGACAACCTCAAGGACGACGGCCACTTCATCTCCCAGATAGAACTCCGCAAGGCCGCAACACTTTGCGCCCCCTTCCATATCCAAGACCGCCGCACAGGCGAAATCGACGAAGAGAAAACCAAGCTCTTCATGACCGAATGGTTCTACAACTTCATGGAAGATGCCCTTGAAGCCCCGCACTACGGCTACACCCTTCTCGAACTCACCGACCCCTCCACCATGTCCTTCACCCTCGTCCCGCGTCGCAACGTCGTTCCCACGCTCTCCCTCGTCCTTCCCGAAGTCAATGCCACCACAGGCATATCCTATGCCACAGGCTTCGAGAACACCCTCATCCACGTCGGCAAGCCCACCGACCTCGGCCTCATGGCCAACATCTGCGGCCAGCTCATCTGGAAGCGCAACGCCCAGCAGTCATGGGCTGAGTTCTCCGAAAAGTACGGCCAGCCCCTCATCACCGCCACCACCAACAAAACCTCCCAAGGCGACCTCGACAAAATCGAATCCATGCTCACCGCCCTCGGCGAAGCCGCGCAGGCCGTCCTCCCCGAAGGCACCACCATCGACATCAAACCCTTTGCAGGCTCCGACGCCTACCAAGTCTACGACAAACAGATAGACCGCATCAACACCGAAATCGGCAAGCCCATCACGGGCGGCACCATGATTTCCGACAACGGCAGCTCCCGTTCCCAGTCCGAAGTCCACGAACGCAACCTCGACGGCAAGATAGCCGCCGCCGACCGCCGCATCATCACCTTCACCGTCAACAACCAGCTCCTCCGCATCATGCAGGCCTGCGGTCTCCCCATCAACCCCGAAACCGACGAATTCATCTTCGACACCACCGTCCAGCTCTCCCTCAAAGACTATTTTGAAATCGTTACCCGCTTGCTCGACAAAGGCTATCCCATCCCCACCAAGTGGATAAGCAAAACCTTCAACATCCCCATCGACGGCGACCCCAAACCCGTGCAGCAACCTTCACCGTTCCAGCAACCCCCAAAAGCCCAAGCAACCCCCAGCGGCTTCCTTGCAAATTTTCAGTAGGGGCACGTGACCGAATCCCCATTCCGTCCACGTGCCCCGCCCCCCAATCCCCAAATTGTCAATTGTCAACTGTCAATTGTCAATTGCTTTATCCCCCTGTTCAAAGCTATTTCGCCCAAGGCCATGAGCTTCCCGACTTTGCCGACGAAATCTCCCGTCTCTGCGTCAGCATCTACCAGCAGCAAAAAGGCGTCCACTGTGACCCCAATTTACTCAACTCCACCGCCCGCATCCTCCTCGAAGGTGTCTACAGTGGCTATGGCAACGACTTCGTCTCCGTCGACTGGAACACCCCCGACCACCTCATGCTCACCCGTCTCACCCAGAACGTCTTTAGTTTCTCCGCCGCCAAGAACTATCAGGAACTCCGCACCATCACCTCCGCCCTCCGCGACGATGAAGGCCACCTCCGCAGCTTCCCCGATTTCCGCGACCAAGTCTCCGCCATCAACGCCAAGTTCAATCAGGCATGGCTGCAAACCGAGTACGACACCTGCATCGCCACCGCCACCCAGTCCGCCCGCTGGCAACAGTTCCAGGAGCAAAAGAACCTCTTCCCGTACCTCCGCTACCAAACCGCCGGAGACGAATCCGTCCGCGACGAGCACCGCGCCCTCGACGGCGTCACCAAGCGCATCGACGACCCCTTCTGGCGCACCTACTATCCACCCAACGGCTGGAACTGCCGATGCGAAGCCATCCAAGTCCCCGAAGACGACGTACAAGAAACCCCCGAAGGTTCCTACAAAGCCCCCTTCATCCCCCAACTCTTCCGCACCAACTCCGGCCAGACCGGGCTTATCTTCCCCAAAGGACATCCGTACTACACCGACGTCCCCAACAGCGAGATACGCCGCGCCATAGCCTACCTTCCCCCGGAGAACGGTTACCTCGACGGACACATCAACCTGTCCGGCCGTCAGGTTCCTGTACGCCATCACGTCATGCACAATTTAGATGAACTACCGGGAAACAACGAAGTCCTTTCCGACCTTCTCCGCCTGAAGCCGGAAATCACCGAAGTCAGCCTCTTGCCCGACATCCATTACAAAGATGCCGACCTGAAGACGAAATTCTATCCCGAAAACTGGAAATTCCACAATAAGGACAAGAACGCCGATGCCGTCCTCAACTTTGGAAAAAAGGAAAAGTGGGTAACAGATTTCAAACGTCTTCAAGGAAGTGGCAAACACCTTGCGCCCCATCTCGAAAAAGCAGCCCAGCAAGCAGACTATGCCGTCATCAAACTATCTGAAAGTCACAACGAAGGTTTCTTTTCCATGCAGGCCACCATTCAGCGCAAGCTGGAGACCACCGAACTGAAAGGCGTAATCATCATCGGCCATGACGGGAATTTAGTATACGAAGCCTATAAAAACAAATCAGCGGTTAAACGGTGAATAAACACCGCATAACCGCTGAAGTCTGCTGCCCCCGCAGAGGTAGCTGGCACAAAAATACAAATAATATTCTAATTAACAATCAAATAACAAAAAAAGTCATGAAACAGTTATATAATTCCATTCAATCCCTTTTCCATTCCCCCGAAACCCTCCAGCTCTTCCGGCAGCTCAACCTCTGTCCCCCCGAATTCATCGACCTCTACAACGGCCAACCCGAATCCCCCGAAGACTTCGAATTCACCACCCCCGCCTTATTCATCGACTACTCCATCTCATGGGACAAAGCCGGAACTATGCGCCTCGGTACCCTCACCCTCGAAGTCCACATTCTCACCAACCCAACCCCCGAAACCGACAACCTCACCGAACCCCTCAGCGGCCTCGAAAAAGTCGACTACTACGAAACCGTCTCCAACCTCCTCGAAGACCTTTCCACCTCCGAAACCTCCGGCCTCGTCCTCACCTCCGAGCGTCCCGTCACCACCGACTACTTCAACTACCACGCCGTCACCTTCACCTGCACCATCTCCCGCCGCCGCACCGCCACTGCCGCTGCCAGCATTGACAATGTCCAGCTATCAAAGAAAAAGTACATCATTGATTGATATTTAAAACAGATTTAACCGGCATTTAAACAAGAAAGGAGGAGGACAAAAACAGATAAAAATAAAAAGGGGGAATCTTAAAAGCCCCCGACCTGTTAGTAGTATCTCACCACGTACTAACAAAATGCGACGCACCGCACAGTCGAGGGCTAAATACCTTCTTCCGTGATGCGTCGCATTTGTTTCATACGTGGTGAGACCACAAAGATAGTAACAATTATAATAATAACAACGATAATGAAAACACCAATATCGTATTATGGAGGCAAGCAAACCATGTTAAAGCACATATTGCCTCTTATTCCAGTGCACAGGCTATACACCGAAGCCTTCTGTGGCGGTGCTGCGGTACTTTTTGCCAAGCATCCGGTAAGTGCCGAAATCATCAACGACTTGAATATGGATTTAACCACCTTCTACTGGATGGCGAAGGTTAACTATGCAGAGTTGAAAACCGAAATAGATAAAACCCTGCACAGCCGTGACATGCACGCCCATGCATCTCACATTCTGAATTACCCCCAGTTCTTCACGCAAGCGCAACGTGCGTGGGCGGTATGGGCATCCTGTAAGATGAGTTTTGCCTCAATGATTGACGAAGCTTTCGGCTACGATTTTTCAGGAGGCATGCCCAAGAAACTGGCAAATGCCAAAGACGACTTCACAGAGCAGCTTTGTGCCCGCTTAGAAAGTGTCACCATCGAGAACCGCGATGCCTTGGAGGTCATAACCTGTTATGATAACCCCGATGCATTCCATTTCGTAGACCCGCCCTATATCAATAGTGATTGCGGCCATTACGAAGGCTCCTTCAATGAACAGAACATGACCGACCTGCTGAACTTACTGGAAGGAATAAAAGGAAAGTTTATGCTCACCATGTTCCCTCTACCCATGATTGAAGAATATTCAATCAGAAACGGATGGATTATCCACCGCATCGAGCGCACCATTTCCGCATCCAAAACAAACAGGCGCAAGCAAGAGGAATGGATGGTTTGCAACTACGATAACGTTCACGGAAAACAAACGTCACTATTCTAAAAGAAGGGAGGTGCTAAATTTGCACCTCCCTTCTCAAATTTTCATTTCTTTCTTTAATTACTCCTACAAAAATACCTCCTCTATGCTCAATGCTATTTTTGTCCTTTCGTCATAAAGCCGAGCTTTCAACTGTTCGCACAACATGTAGACAAAAGAACCTGCATCAGGATTATTCATCCTAAGCAATATCGCCGTCAAATTTTCCGTCTTAGCCGCTGTTTCAACAAGTCTGCACGGCTTGCCGTAATACGTCCAATAATACTGCACTTGTGCCAATGCGCTGTCCTCCACCTGTATTATCAAGTCTCTTGGTTCACGATACATCATGTTTTTCCTCCCTGAAGTAAGGTTTCACTTCCCCATCCGGCACCCAGTCCACCGTCACAATCCCCTTCACCTTCCCTGTACCACCACACGAAGGACAAGGCTTCTTCACCTGCTCATTAATAACATCCGGGTCAAGAAACCAGCCCCGCCCTTGGCAATATCCGCAAGCATACCCGGTAAAACACCCTACTGTCTCTTTTCCCGTTCCAAATAGGGGTGCCGTTATCAGCACCCCGTTCTGTTTCTCGCTCATACCTTCTTCTCTTTATAGTTCCAACCATTCAATCTATACACCTCCCGCCGTGCTTCCTCCCTTGTCAGGTAGGTTTCCACTTTTGTCCCTGAGATAAAAATCTTCGGCGGAAAGTCATCCCCCTGTCGGTAGGTAATCTCAAGATACACCGCCCAGCATCGCCCACGCGGACGGTATTGGTACCATCGGTGTATTTCCTTCATATCACTATTCAACTGCATCACCTTCTTTTTTAGGTTCTACGAAAAAGGATTCATCCTGCACCACCTGCACGCCAATCTTCGGAAAATATTCCGCCATTTCTGGCAGTTCACGGTCATCCAGCAACTTCTGTTTGTTCAGTTCTTCCGATATCCGGATATACGACGGCATCAATTCCTTCACCAGATTCGTCACCGCCGCCCACGTAAATCCCTTCAGGTTCTTCAGCTTCGGTGTCCCTGTCCGGAACCCGAACACCCCATGAGCACTCTCCACGCTTTTCTTCTTCGAGAACAATTCATCTCTATTCTCCACCGCAAAGGCTTGCAGAATTTCAAAGTTCTTTTCCTTGGCAGCATTGAGCACCGCCAGTTGTTCCGCATACTTCTCCCGGATACGCGTCATCTCAACATCCATCTTCGACGTCATGTTCTGCACCTTCGCATCCGCTGCCGCAAACTCGGCAAAAGCCTGTTCTGCCCGTTCCCGTGTAACACCTGTTACCACTGTCTTTTTTGTTCTTGCCATAATCTTCACTCTTTAAAAGTTATTTAATAAAATCACTCTCTTCCTCCCTGAACATACTCAACTGCCTCGCCCGTTCCTCCTTTTCCCGTCTCATCTTTTCCTCCAGTTCCTTCAGTTCCTTCACCGCAGGCGTAGCCAGGTAGTTATAAAAAGTAGTCCTCCCAATCTTATACGTCGGGTAAATATGGTTCTGATAGATAAACTTATCTGTGCACCCCCGTTCATGGTGTTGCGAATAAATATCCTGTATATCCTTCACTCTCAACAGGAAGTTACGTCTGTTATATCCTTTTGCCATAATCTTCTTTTTTCTTTAAATAGAGCCATTTCCGGCACCGCCCCGGATAGTTGCTCCGCTCTTACGCGGTCATTCAATGGCATCACTCCGGTAACTTCACGCTCAGGCATCCCCGCCGTATTACCCTGCCTGTTTCTCTCTTCGCCTCCTCACATGCCCTTTCCGTCGCCTCTGCTGTCTTCTGCCTCCGCAAGAACTCATTATACACCCGCTTCATCTGCGCCTCCGTCATCTCGTTCAAATCATCCACTCCCGCAGCCCGGCAGGCAGTAGCCATAATCTTCTGCAACCGCTCCCTCCGCGTCACCCCCTCATACAGCCCCGCCTTCTCAAAGTACCCTGCCACCGATGCAATCACCCGCTTCCTCAACCTGTCCATTCGTTCATCCTCACCTTCGCTCTTCGTCATCCGTTTCATGTCCTCAATCATCTTCCTGTACGCCTTTGGTGCCCTTTCATACAGCTCACTCAGCGATGTTCCGCCTGAGTACTGGCACACAATCTCCTCCTTCGTAGCCCCCGGCATCTTGCCCAGCAACTCATAAAAAAGTCCGAACTTGCTCATGTGCTATCCTCCCTTATTCCGTTCAGCCTGCCGCCTCTTATTCAGCAACATCTTCTGTATCACAATCTCATTCCTGATAGCCCGCACCCCATTCGTCGCTAAGCTCTTCTCAATAATATCTTCCCGCTTGTCCGCCAGTTCTTCCGGCAGGTTCGCATCTACGATAGCCTCAATCTCCTTCCGCAGCTCAGCACCGAACAAATCCTTCTTCTTGTCATAATTCAGCGTTGTAATACGCCCGTTAAACCGGCTCCAGAACTCCGCATAACTCCGCTTACTTATCCGTCTGCCTTCCTCAAGCCTCTTTTGCAAATTATCCGCCCCAATGAAGTAGCACCCCAGTGCCATCTGGCTCCCCATATTGGCCTTATTGTACAACCCCTTCATCAGCGTAATCACCGCCTCCGCACAATCCCCGAACTCATCCAGTATCAGCAGCGGCTTATGCAGCAGCAGCAACTCATTCGTCACGTCCCGCCACAAGCGGTCTATGCCTCCCGTCTTCGACAATCCGAACTGTCCCGCAATGTACCTCACAAAGTCACTCTTCCCCGGATAATCCGAACAGTCCACATATATCACATTGGCATGTTCCCGCGCATACTCCGTTGCCGCATAACTTTTCCCGATTCCAGCACGGTCACAAAGCACCTGCCACACCCCATGCTCCTGGCACTTCTCCAAATGCGTCTGCACAGTAATGAAAGCCTTCGTGTCCACCGTTTCCCATGCATTGTCCTCCATGCACCGGTAATGCCGGGCAAGTACCAGCCACGAAGCATCCTTAATCACCGAGTAGTTCCTTTCTTTCTGATACTTAATCTGAGACAACACCGACTTATCAAACTTAATCCCGTGGCGCAAAGCAATTATCCTTGCAAACTCCGCCTGTGACACCCTTTTCTGCTTCAACTCAAAGAATAGGCAGTCCGTCACCTTGTCTTTAATCCTGTTAGTAATTTCCATTTTTATATATTTTAAAATCAACAACTTAAACACTGTTTAAACGTCCGTCAGCTATTCAGCAACGCTTCCATTTCCGTCTCTTCCCGGCTCTTCTCCACAATCCCGTTTCGTCTGTCCTCCACAGCATTGTTTTGTGCATTTACTACCGCTTTAGGAGTGTCCCACCAACCAAAGCCCGTTCCGTCGGAACCGAATCCATCCGTTCCCGTCGCCTTGAACCCGGCCTGCATCGCAATTTCCCGCTGCCTTTCCATCTCTGTTTTAGAGTTCTCATAGCATTCTTTCTGCATGATGTTGAACAGCTGTATTTTGCCCATTTCTCCGGGTTTATTCTTCATGTCAGCTATACCCGCTGCAAATTTTTCCTTCTCGTATGCATCCGCCACCTTTTTCCCGTTCCGGTCGCGCAGTTCCACCCATTCCGGTCTGTCCACCCTCAGGTTCACAAACACCTTGAATGTGTGCCCCAGATGCTCCCGGCTGAATTCAAAGTCCATCGCGCTGCTTTCATTATCCGGCACAATGAATTTCATCTTCTCACCGCGTATAGCCACCCCAATACCCTTCTGCCTGTATTCATATTCACCGAACGGATGCTGCTGGTTCTTCAGTTCCACCATAAACAGGCTCAGCTTCTCAAAATAATTCATCTTCACCCGTCCCTCACGTTCTTCCGCATACCGTTCTATCTTCGATTTCCCGATAAACGCACCGTATGCATCCCGTGCCTCACCACGCTTGTTCCAAGCCTCCACAGCCTGAGCAAATTCCACCAGCACCTGTTCCTCCGTCGGTAGCTTATCCGTAAATGCCAAATCTTTAGCCAGTTCCTTCAGGAGTTCCGGATTCGCTACGCTATTCGGACTCTTCACCGTCACGTTTCCACCTTTAAAGTTCTTCAACTTCCTCAACTCCCTCTGCTGGAAGTGCCCGATAACAAGCTCCACGCTCTTACTCCGTCCTGAGTAGGGAGTACAAGGAAAGTTCACATGGCTCATATTATTTATCAGTCCATTCACTGTTGCCGATATATTCGCCGAACTGTTATCATAATTCATTTGATAAGGCTTATACCCCCACTTATCCACCGTGTTTTGCAAAGCCTCTATCACCATCCCGCTGCTTTCACTGAAAGCCACGCTATATCCTATAATCGCGCCCGTACACGCATCTGTCACGAAGTACGCATACAAATCGCTCATTACTTTCCACTTCTCTCTTCCCTTGCTGTCCTTCACCGCCTTCTTATAGTACAACTGCATCGTTGTACCATCCAGCGACCAAAGCATATCCGGCTTGCTCACCGGCTCACGGTCAATCATCGGCTGCATATCCGCATCGCCCACCAGCTTCCCATGCCTCATATAATACCACACCTTCTTATGCTTAGGCATGTTTAAATGCTGTTTAATCGCCGACACCGTCATCTTTGGAAGTCCCAGCCCCGGTGCCTGCTCATTATATATCAGTCCTATATCCTCAAAACTATACTTCACCTGTTCCCCAGCCAACTGCATCAATATCGCATGCGTCTGCCCGTTCATCTTCTCCCGGTTCACATTCCCGAAGTACCCGCCCACCAGACAGTCCAACCCATCCGCGGCATATTCCCGTGCCTTCCTGTCCAGCACCCGTTCACTATTTATCGCCTTCGGGAACTTCACAAATCCCTGCATCTGCTCATTTAAACACTGTTTAAACATCTCCTCCTGCACTTCCTTCACCGATGCAAACCCGTACTTCCGTGCCGTCTTCACATCCATCCGCCTCCACAGTCTCAGCCATCCCGCCGCCCGTGCAATCCTTTGCACATCCGCCGGAACAAAGAGTTGCATATCACTCAACCGCGTCAAATCCTCTGCACTCACCTCCACCATCATCCTCAATCCCTTCTTCACCCCCTCCAGCTTCCGGTTCAATTCCTCCGCCGCCCGGTTCTCCACCCACAAATGCGCATCAACCCCTCCACAAATCACCCTCTCCACCAGTTCCCTGTACTTCCCGGCCATTCCGTCAAAGTGCACGAATACCTCGCGTCCTTCTTTATGGTGTCCCCAGCAATACACAAGTCCAGTGCGCTGTCTCAGCAGTCCGTCTAATACAGTCCTTTCCGACACCCCACATCCCACCAGCTCAGGAACCGATACGCAAAGCACTTGTTCTCCGGGCATCCCTACCTCAGAGTGACAAGCAGCATTAAATGGTATATTCCTATATTGTGGCATAATGATTTATCTTTCTATTAGTTCCCTTCCCGGTCTAACTCCGATCCGAAACGTATCTACGTTTAAAGGGAATTCCTTATTCCAATATTAACTATCTGTAAATGCTCCTATAAAAATCCAACTTAACAAGCTGATTGTACACATATTCCATAGAATCAACTTCTTCCATCTCTTCATTCCGGTATTCCACCCTCTTAACAAAGATTTCCTTATGCGCCGTCACATATAAAAAAGCCCTCACAGCTTTGCGCAATATCTCACCGCGCGTCAGGTTTCTTCTGCGCAGAAACTTATCCAGATATTTCTTGTCATGCGCATCTCCTACAAACACATATAGCTTTACGAGTTCACCCCCTTTGAAACAATTACCATCCTGCGCCATTATACGGTATAAATTGAATAACCGCGCAATAGGGGAGTAGTCATCCTGCCTTTCACGTTTTGACATGCAAACGCTACGCAAAACCATCATCATTAATTCATTCAAAGTCATGCCATTTTCAACTGCATACCGTTGAATGCAACGGTACTCTTTCCCCGGAATATAGCTTTGTAGCACTATATATTTTTCCGCTGTTTTCATCTTGCCATTTTTAAGTTCCTCAACCCTGCGGCACATTCGTTCTATAACCCCATCCGGTGCATTATAAAAGGCGCTCACCACATAATAAAGCAATGCGTTCGCCTTTTTTATCGGCAATTGCTTAAGGGACATGCGCACCACACGGTGAAATGCCTCTGGAATACTTCCCACAGAATAATCCGAATAAGACTTGCCCGAACCAATTTTGCGATGCTTCCCGTATTGCAATACGCTCAAAGCCACTGCATCATAAGGCAGTCCTTTCTCCTTGGCTATGTAGTTGGATAACAGAAAGCACACCGTCTCTTTCAGGGAAATCTTACCTTTCAGCATAGCAAACTTTGCCATAAAGCAGCTGCGTTCTTTAGTGGAAGGATAGATATTAAACATCTTGTATTTGTTTCCGCAGTCCGTCCATCCTTTTGGCATAACTGCCGGATTTATTTCCTTATTACTTCTGGCATTGTACAGCATGGCTCCTAAGCATTATTCTTTTTGAATTCATCCCTATAGACATTTATCAGCAGATTGGCCACCACCACAAATATCAATACCGCACCGCCTATCATTTCCCTGCGTGTCGGTTCGCCATCTACCAGTGCAATCCCGGTAATCATTCCGACTACCGCTGCAATTACTTCTATTCTTCTTGCTGTTTTCATGTGATTATTCTACTTTTGTATCAAAAAATACTATGATTGATTTTAGAGACTATATCAAACCGTGCCTGACTGAATTTCATTATCAGTTTGAAGACACTTGCCTTCTCTGTCAGGAGCAACGTTTTCGCGATGCTTCATTGCTTCTGTTAGAATGTCTCCGGGAGTACTTGAACGGGGAGTACAACCAAAACCTATTATATCTCCAATATCGTACAGAAGTATATTTGAGAGAATTTTCCCACATTCAGGATGTGGATGTATGGGTGTGCTCGGATTATATCTACAACATTGCAGAGTGTATTCGCACTTGCAAGAACCCTTACACCTTTCTGACTGACAAAACAAAACCATTGCGCGAAGCTTCGCGTTCATAATGGATGTCATTCTAATTCTGATACTGTCTTCCATAATATTATGATTTAATAGTTGTTAATAAATTCCTTTGCTTCCTTTTCGCTCTGTGCTTCACTCTCCGGATAGCGGAACCCGCGAGGCTGTTCCAGTTCTTCCGGCGTATATAAGTAGAATATATCTTCACTCTTACTCCATTCGCACAGCCATCCTTTATACTTGAATGTTTTCATAATCTCAATTTGTTAGTTTGCTTCGTTACACATCTTTTCAAGTTCACATAGCACCTTCATTGCTTTCCCGCTGTTCCGCTTTGGAATCCTTTGTCCGCGAGCTATTTTCCCCACATATTGTGCGGTTACGCCAAACTTTTCGGCCACTTCCTTATAAGGTGTGGTACGCTTTTCTTTCAGTTTTTCAGCCAATCTCATATCTTTTCTCGTTTTAATTATTACTTTTGTCTCGTTAAATGGGTACAAAAATAGATTAAAATCTCGAATTATAAAATTAAAATCTCATTTATTTGAGATTAAAATCTCTTTTTATGGGAGCAAAAAGTAATTTAAAACAATATTTAGCCCAAAAAGGCATTAGTCCTGCACAGTTTTATAGAGACACAGGACTATCAAATGGCTTTTTAAATCAAGGTGATAATATATCCTCTAATAATATAGAGATAATAATCTCGCTATATCCAGATTTGAACCTACAATGGTTGATAACTGGTGTAGGTGATATGCAAAATATTATTAATAGGCAAGAGAAAAATGCGTATCCAAATGCGTATCCAAATGCGTATCTTTCCCAAAATTCAGAAGGTGATCCCTCTAAAACTTCTATAGCCTCTGAAACTATTGATGGAAGTAATGTAGACGCAAATTCAAGCACTTTAATGAAACATCTGATAGAAGTATTAAGAGAGCAGTCGGAAGAAATAGGAGCACTTAAACAGGAAAATCGTTCTTTAAAGTCCCAGTTGGCCCAGCTTGCCGATTCTGCACAAAATGCGAGCAGTGTCCCCGCATAAAGTCCCCATACATCATTCCCAAAATATAGAACTAAAATGTGGATATTAGCAGGTATAACAATAATAATGATACTATATTGGAGTTTTCCCAAGCAAACTTCCAATCAGCCTTTTGTGGTTGAATCTAACAAACAAATCCTCATAGGAATGTACAATATGGACTTACATATAAAATATAGAAAAATGTACTCTGAGACAGGAGACCCATACTATTTATATGCTTCAATATTCAACGAAGTATTAGCCTATGCGTCTCAAGGTAGAAAATCCGATATAAATTGTGTATATAGAGAGGATTTAACAACACTCCATTATCATGAAGATTTTATCACCTTCATGGAGGAGTTAAAGCCTGACCTTTTAGCAATGTCCAGAATAGGACATAGGGTAGCAAATACAAATATGACTTTATCTGATATCGAATGCGCATCAATCGGTGATTTTGAGGATAAACTATTGCGAAAATCAAAAGCTTTTATGGAGCGGTTTAATAGATTAAATTCAATAGACTTGAAAATGCTATATGATGAAAAGTACTCTAATCATGTTGCTATTTAGTAAGATTAACCACTCATATATTTCCATATAATAATTATTTAGTAGTTTTGCTATATCAAATAAACCATATAGCACTATGACAAAGATTATCCATGTACACCTGATCTTCGAGAAACGAGATTTCTATTTCGGCAGCATATCCGCCATCTTCGACACTTTAGACGAAGCAACCGTAGGCATAAAGAAAAGCACCCTCGCTCATTCCGGCCTTTCCGATGGCAGTTCCCTTCCCACACCCCGTGCCATCATCAAACAGTCCCACCTCATCCGTAGCGGTCGCAACTCAGAAGAGTAGGTGCTATGTTTAACTTTCGATTAAACCCCGTTTAATCTCTCTTTAAAGAATCCGGTTAAACATCTCCCAAAAGTTTAACCCAAACTCACCCAAGTTTAAAACACTTGCACGATTTGTTTTCCCGTATTCTCCACAAACAAAAGGGCTGAAACCCGCACCACATCGGCTTTTCAACCCTTTCACCTTTTCTCCTCCAAATTTATACTATTCGTTCTGCCCCCTATAGAATGCGATGGAGGAATAATTAGCAATGTCAATTTGATAAATTCTGAATTGAAGGTTACTATTCCACAAACTACAAATGATCCAGCATATAATATCGGTGCACTGATAGGTTGGGTAAAATCTGGAAATATATCCAACATTCAATTGGTTGATAACATATCTGTTACAGTAGATTCTCAAGATGAGAATAGTTATTATATCTTGTCCGTAGGTGGAGTAATTGGTCAGTTCAATGGTACGTTAATGAAAATGAGTAACCTCACGGGAGGATCAGTAATACATGTGACGAATAGCAGCCAGGGACATTCTACACGATATACGGGCGGAGTAATCGGGCATCTTAATGGAATTATACAAGATTGCGAAGTGAATGTAATGGTTGATGCCAGTAAATCCATTGGAACATGGAATTATGTTGGGGGAATAGCAGGAGTAGCAAGGACAACATTATCCGAGAAGAATACAACTATAGATAATACGCCTTCTATTATGAATATATCCGTTGTAGGAAGTGTGATAGGAGGAAGAATCCCCCAATATGAACGCAATGAAGAGGGCAAAACTATAACTTCCCATTCGTCTACCGGAGGCATTGTGGGACATGTGCAAGCAGCTTCAGTAACAGGAGGAGTTACTTTTAGCAAAGTATCCATTGCCACGAACTATAATGTTTCAGACTATACTTACTACACCATAGGTGGCGTAATAGGTTCTATGAAGAATGCTGTGCATATTAGCAACAATGAAGGATGGGACAAATTCAATGCCGACTTCTATAAGGCCTATCACTATCATGCCGGTACATTTTGTGGCGGCGGCGGAACAACAACAGATTTGAAGAAAGAAAATACAGCCGAAGGTACAGGTGCATTTGTCGGTACAGAAAACAAAAACTAAATAAAAAGAATCATTTATGAAAAATCTAGTTAGAGTAATAATATATATGTGTTTGTCTACATTCCTTTTTGCCAGATGCGACAACGAAAAGATGGAGGGTATACCAGAGCATCCAGTTGAAATAACCTTTGCAGGAAATGAAAATGTTTTTGCACAAACACGTTCTTATTATCCCATAGGGCAAGATGGGAATGGTCCTCTATATGGTACTATCTATATACGGCAAATAGAAGCTAAACAAATTGACACAAACGGAAAAGTCACCGAAGGGACAATATCTTGGGGCCATTATAAAGTAGCATCAGGCACTGGAGATCAATTGGAGACCACAGGAGATATAGAACCATTAAAATGGAATAGTAGTCAGACTAGTTATTTTTTTCAAGCTTTATCCGTACCTATCAATGCGAATGGAGACCCTACAGGAGTGGAATTCACCCATAAAGATCCTAATAACGAAATTGGAAATGGTAAAGTGACATTCGGAGGATATAAAACTGGATTGGAATATTTCGTAGGTGCCACTGTCGGGCCGCAACAATTGTCTCCCCATGGTCCGAAAGTAGTTATAACCCTGCAGAGACAAGTGGCGAAAGTGATATTTGGGGGGATACATCATATAGATATCAATGGGAAGAAAGAAGAATACATAAAAGATTCTTGCGACATCATATTTCCTAACCTGCCAGCTAACGCCACATTCGATATGGGGCATTTTCGTGAACAACAGAAGGAATATGATGGCGTATTGAAAGATAACCATGACTGGATTACGCTAAATTACGAAGATTCTCAGAAAGGCATTGTCGTAAAAAATTGGTATAAGAAAACAGGGTCAATTCAGATTGCAGAAGATATATTACAAGCTATTTATGTACCTCCATTTATTTTTTGGGATAATACAGAAAATAACAGGCCTGAAAATCAATCTGGCTTTTTTGTCATAAAACGTAAGTCAGCCAATGGCATCAAAACTTATACTGGAAATATCAACAATAACAACAATAGAATACAGCTATTTGCCGGTGAGTCTATTAGATTGAATGTTACATTGAAAGATGGTCCGGCAACGGGCGGTGGTGACGGATCGATTATTACAGAATGGAGTACTGCGGGAGAGGCTGATGTTCCCCATCACCCTATTCCCGGTATTTATACAAAAGAAGAAGCTGAGAAGTTGCTTGAGGCATTGCAATCAAAAACACCCAATAAAATCCCAATCCCTGAAGCTTTTTATAAAATGGAGGATGGAAAGAAAGTAATTCGCCTTTTTATAAATATCGACTGGAGCAGTTTAACAGAAACACTGACTCTTCCTGACAATATTGTCCTTGATGGACAAGGATATAATGTGAAACTGGGAGCTAATGGCTCTATTGAGGGAAATCTAAAAGATATTTATATCAGTGGTAAAAGTATTAGTGACATCTGA